TAAATTAAATTTTTAAATTAAATTTTTAAATTAAAATTCATTAACACCTTTACCGAAACTTAATATACATTTGGTCTACATAAAATTTTTGGTTCACTGTAATGTAAATTATAGTCTTTACATATTTTTTGCAAATAAATTTTCATTTCATTTTCATTAATTTTATTTAAAAAATCATGTAATAGCATATCATTAGGTAATTCTTTTCCTATAATATAAGTATGATATTCTTCTTCTTGATCGAAATAATTTGAACAATAAATATGACCCATCTCAGACCATAAATTTACCATATTATCTGTACCAATATCTTCCGCTCTTTGTTTAAATTCAATTGTATCTTTTAAATGCAGTATATCATCATATTCAAATTCTATACCATAACATAAAATTGCATCATTTTGAATACCCATTTTTTATTTACACACTTACTTGGTTTATAATTCATTTTTTTCTCAGAACTTAACGCAAAAAAGCCCCAAATTACCTTTTTAAAAGTAATTTGGGGCTTTTTTTATTTACAAATTTACAAGTTACACATTACCATTTTACACGTTATTATATACCATTTTCTGTTGAATGTCAAAGTTATTTATGAAATCGAGGTGTTTTTGGAATAGTTTTTCTTCATGATCGCTAATTACCAATTGTAGGTCTAATCTTTTTTCCGAGTTATCTTTTGATTTGTATATACCAAGAATTCTTAAACTTTGTAAAAAGCTTGTCTTGTTTTGTCTAATTTTAGTTATTTGCCATGTTAGATGTCTTGTATAATCACTAGACACATAACTAAGTCCTCTGTGTGAGAGTCTATTTGCTATGAATATGATATGCTTGTGTTCTTTTAAGCTATCTATGATTTTTGATATAGACTTGAATTTCAATATTTTCTTGGTGTTATGTAAGTATAATGTTTTTTCCGAAGTCAATAATACAATAGGAGTATCTACAAATCTATTTGCTAGTGTATTAGCACAGCTTACCATTTGTGTTACATAAGAGTACTTGTTTATCAACATAATACCAGTTTCCGATCTTTTAAATTTATTTACATAGTCAATTTCATTGTCTTCAGTGTTCAAATTTACATTCAAGTCACCTACACCATAGTAATCTTGGTGTCTTGGAACTTGTATACAGTTGTCGTATACCACCTTATTAAATGGTGTAGCTGTCACATGCACAATTTTACGTAAATTTATACTTTTTTTCAAAGGACAAGAAAGTATAGTTTGATCAGATTCATCCAATATTAATACGTATTTTCGTGGTTCAATTTTTTTAAAGTAGCTATATCTATACTTGTTGTTTAATATCAAGACTAAATTTTTAGTTATTTCTTTTGTATTTTTATCGATTATTTGATAGTCAATGTTTTGCGATTTGAATCTTTGTTCGTATTGTTTTAATACCAACAATGAATTTTGAATAACCAAGACTTTTTTTTCCATACTATTTTCATTTATATATTTTATAATTTCAGCAGTTTTTCCACCTTGAACATCCCCATAAATCAATACGTTTTTTTCCATACTGTCAAGTGTATATTGAGTAATATGACCCTTTAATACATTCGCTACACGTGCATCTCCAGTGTAACTAACTATGCGATCCATTATTTCAACTGGTAATTTTGGTACCTTTAACGACGACGTCGATAGACGACAAGGTACCTTGCTAATCAAAACACTTGACATACTCGACATACTTTTGCAATTTTCTATATTTTTTGTTTTTTTTTCAATTTTTAAATACACTGGTCACACAGCCACTCAAAGTTAAAAACTAACGCAAAAAAGCCCCAAATTACCTTTTTAAGTAATTTGGGGCTTTTTTTATATACAGTTACCGTACGAAGAAGCTTTGTCGTTAGACGGCAAGGTACAAATTTTTTGTTTTTTTCCAATTTTTTTAGCTTAGTATAGCCACACAGCCACAACACTTAATGCGATAGAAAATTTCATTAATTGTAATAATATCAGTGTAATTTGATCAACTACACTCGTTGTTTCATGATTAATAACGAACATAAACATTTTTTTTGTTTGTAAACAAGTAATTATAGGCAATTTTCTATATTTTTTGTTTTTTTTTCAATTTTTTTAGCTTAGTACAGTCACACAGCCACAGCGATTAATATTCTTCTTTACCCAATTTTTGAGCACATGGTCTACAATATGTTCCATCATCTGAAGCTACAAGTTCTTTGCATTCAAAACAATAGCCATTTTCGCATTCATAACACCAAAAAGTATAAGCGCAATCGTCGCATAAAGATTTATCACATTTTACACAATCTCCAATATTATCACATGCTGCGCAAATTTTACTAGTACATGAATCGCATGTACTAATAAAACAATCTTCAAAGTCTGATTTGATATGAGTATAATGAAAATCACAATCATTACACCATATAACGTCGTCTCCACAATTATCATCCTTTTCTATAGCAGTTCCTTTACAATAACCACATCTGCCACCAACTCGTGGAAATTTTTCATTTATTCTTTGCATAGCGCTTGTAACATTTTCTGCTTTACAGTGTTTTGATAGTGGCGACATTACTTGTTCTCTTGACAATTTTTCTATATTTTTTGTTTTTTTTCAATTTTTTTAAACAACGTTCTATAAATTGCATAATTTTTTTTTACTTTGATATAATATAAAACAACAATGTATAAATTAATCATTCAAATTTTAGTAATCGCTGGAGCAATCAACTGGGGTCTTGTATCACTTCAAAATACCGATATCGTAAAAACACTTGTAGGTAGTGGACCAATTGAAAAGTATATTAAATTAGCAATTGGAGCTGCAGGTATATATTATGCTTATATGATTTATAATAACGAATCAATTGAAAACTTTATGACTGCAGATACATTAAAAGCATTAATAAATAAAAGAAAAGAGAAATTTACAGATGAAGAAGAACTTCCTAATTCCGTACCTGCTCAAACAGTATATGGTAGATTAAAATGCCCTCAAACACATCCTAAATTAATCGGAAACGAATGTTATTTAGATTAATAACCTTATGTATAAATTAAATAAGGAACAACATATATTATTAATACAAGCACTATTACATTAGTATTTGTATTTTGCGATGCTAAAAAAGAAGCTATTAAAGATGTCGAAATCATCATTAAACTATCTGCTATTATAGCTTTATAACTATTTTCTTTAGCATAATCTTTAAATGTATCAATCATCTTATTAGATCCTCTCTGAATATTTGTAAAAAATATATAAAAAATAATATCATGTATAACTTGAATGATTACTGCTAATATTATAAAATAAATCAAGTTAAAGTTAGATGTACCAAAAATAATAGGATACAATTTTCTTGTTATTATAATTCCAATAACTATTATTAATACATCTGCAATAACCGCATTAATATGGTATTTAGTATACCATTCTTTTAATACTTTTGAATCTATGTAACCAAATACAAGTAATAAAATAACTATAATATCTGTAATAATTGCTCCATTTAATATAGGTAATAAATCAGAAACATTGTTGAAATTTGAAATATTTTTAAAATCGATTTTCATTATAATACTATATTATATTATAATATTTATTATATAATAAGAAAAACTATAAAAATACAAAAGTGTAATTAATTAGTATAAACATTATAATTAGGTAATTCAATCATACAGTTAAATTTATATTTACATAATTTATCAATAGTACCATCGTTTTTTAATTTATAAAATGTAGTTAATGTATTGTTAAAATAATCAAATTCTGTTGTAGGTGGATCAAAACAAGTCCCGTGTTTTTCAAATTCGTGTTTCCAAAATAGATCCGGTTTACCACTACAACTATTCCAATGTTTATTCAAGTCATCCAAAATAGGTTCAATCGTAGATAAATTAAATTGTTGATTTGTGCAAAATTGTGGATAACCACCATCGATATAATCTGGCCATAAACCATGAATAGAAAAATCATTGTATTTACTACATCTTTGTAATGAAAGATAATAAACTAACGAAGAAAAAATAAAATTATTCATTTTAATATATAAAACCAAATTGATTTTAAATTATTTTTATCTTTATTTTATTTTAAAACTTGATAAAACTTTCTTTTTTTCTTCATTTGTCAAATCATATTTTTTATATTCTAAACGTTGTGTCAATATGTTATTTTTACGAACATAATCTAAAAAATTGTTTTCTGCATATTCTTTACTTTGTTCTATTAACATTCTTCCAACTGCTGTAACAATACTGCCTAATTCCTTTAAAATTAAATTTCCTTGACCTCTTCCTAAAAATCCATATGTTGAATTTAATGATACTTTTATAGCTAATTGTGTAGAATCAAGAATACTTTCAAGTAATTTATTACCATCTTTTGCAGCCTGGGCCATTTCACGTTTTACTCTTTTACGTTCTGCATATAATTCTTCTAATAAAGCTGGCAATACACCTTTATTAGTAACTTCACCTGTTTCAGAATCTATATTTGGCTGTACAACTGTATAATCATAACTAACATCCTTTTTCTGATATTTTTCATCAGATGATCTCGTTTTCTTTAAAGGATCATGTATTCTACAATAATAATCAAAGTTTTTATCACTTTCTCCAGTTTTAATTTCAAAAAATGCTGGTTTACCACAAACTTCACCTTTACTTTTACCACTTTTACCAATTGCGCCACAAGTTTGACGCAATTTATATTCTACTTGATCATCCCATTTTATTCTTTCATAATTAACACCATCTATACCTAAATAATTTTTATCTAATACAAAAGAACTATAACATAAATTTCTACTAATCATAATGGTTGGATACAAACTAGCAAAATCTAATACGGCAACATTGTCATCTAAATAAATACCAGTATGTGGTTCTAAAACAGTTGCTCCTGTAAAACTATCTTCTACAGCATCGTCTTTTGAAAATATTCTTGATACAGAATAGTCTTTATGTTTATATGTATATTTTACATTGAAAATTTCATGAACTAATTCTGTATCAGACAAGACAATAAATGTAGTATCATCTATTATTTCTGAAATCTTTCCTGTGATTTTTGTCATTTTCGAATTACCTAATTGACTTTTTCCAACATTTATATCAATGTAAAGTTTCTCGTCAAATTCTTCACTAAAAGGATGTGGATCTTTACATTTGATGTAAATAGGATAAGAATCTTCGTTAAAATTAGTATGAGGTACTAGAAAATCCATTTGTCTAGATTTTCTTAATAATTGAGAAAACACTTTAATTGTTTGCCCTCTTGTTGTCAAAAATCCAATAGGTACAAAAGTAACATTTGCCAATTGCATAATATTTGTTAAAATTAATTGTTTATCAACTAATTTTTGTAAAAGTACTGTATCTTGAATACAATATTCTGCAATTTGCTTTATCTTTTCTGGATCTCCACTTTGATAATAATCAAAAATTTCTTTTGCACTTACATCATTTTTATTTTCTTTTAATATTTCTGATGCAATAGAATCCAACTTGTAACTTGAATATTTTTTCATTCCGCGTTTATAATGAATCAATAGGTCATAATTTAAACGACCCGGTATATAAATTCTATTAAACTCAGAGTCACCGTATGCACTAGAACTAAATACTTCTTTTTTAATATCTGCTTCTTTTTCTGTCATTCTACTCAACATTTTAAAAAAATATCCTGATTTTTGTTCTTTTGATCCAACTTTTTTTACTTTTAATAATCCTAATAAAATAGCTCTTTCTGTTAAATACATACAATCAAAAGAATCTCCATTATAAGTATAAAAAATATCAGGATCCATTTTTGATATTGTTTCTACCCAACGCTTAATTAATTCCTTTTCATCCTTACATTCTTCAACAACTACATTTGGATCATCTATTTTATTACACTTTTTTAACGTAAAGATGTGTTTTACAAGAGTATCTTTTTGGTTAGTGTAACGATATGTTGTTGCAATTTGAAATATTTCATT